ATGATATCACCAGCTTGTATACCATGGTCACCAGAAAAATTTATCGTGACTTCAGCTGATCCATTAGTTGTGCTAAATGCATTAGTGAGCGTTGTTGTAGCTTTAATAGGATGTATGTCATAGAACACACCGCCTGAATAAGCATATAAAATTCTGTTTGATCCTATAATAGAATACTTTCGTCCTAAACTATTTGTGAATTGATGTAATGCTCTTGCTGCACCCGTAATATTATCAGCTCCTAACTGTGTCCAACCTCCTATCTTCTCAGGTGTAGAATACCTAAAACGGACATTATCACAGTCTATCCACTGACCTTCCGCAGCTGTTGCAGTAACTTGTTTGTTTATACCAGGTTGAAACCCTATCTTTTGTAGCATAGATCTCCAGATTATATTAGATTGCGTTGATATTCAACGTTATTTGGGAGTACCCAACATAGGTCTTTTATCATACAAATTAGACTTTGCAAACGGTCCATCTGCATGATTATAGTGTAGAAATACTTGACCACATAATCTCCCTTGAAAAGGCTTTCTCCAGTGTTCTAGCTTACATCCAGAGTACATTAACATATCTCCAGGTTCTAGTGTAATTTCAACACCTGGAGGGGCTCCGGGCTTATGTATGTTCTTATACTCGTCTATGACGTTGTTAGACCCCGTAGGATCGATAAATATAGGCCATGGATCTCCACCTAGATTTAATGTTGTAGATATCTCACAACTAGGTCTGTCTTTGTGTCTTTTTAATTCAGAGCCTGTTTGATAGACTCTAGCGTAAGAATATGTTGGAATAAGATCCATTCCCGTTTTTTCTTTCATAACAGGTAACACTTTCATAAGAAGAGTTTCCATAACAAAATCTCCATACAGGGAGTATGCTCCAGGAACTTGTGGATCATCCCATCTTCCAAGTATGGGACTTTCTGCTGTTATATTATTCTTATACATAAAAGAAACGGCATCCCTTTTAAGTAAAAAATAATTATAACAAAAGTTTGCTAACTCATAAGATACTGCTTTTTTTATAATTTTATATTTAAAAGAGTCCATGTTGTGTAAAATTAAAACTTACTGATATTCTTGTATCATTCGACTGGTTAGGGTCAACTAAATGTTCTAGCCATGCTGGAAACATAATGACTCTGTTTTCAACAGGTTGTACGTGAACCTCAGTCCATAAATGCTCAGGTAATTCTGTTTTTTTTCTATTTGGAATAAGATATTTCGGTCCACTTCTAGGATCATTAAATTTTAATTGTCCAGAGTTTTTAGGAATTTTAATATAATATACACCACTAAAAAAACTATTTGCGTGAACATGAGACTTATTAAAACTATCTTTATAATTTATATTAGCCCACATATTACCTAATCTGGGTTCTCCCTTTAAAAACTCTTCTTTATAAATCTCACGTTGCATTTGATATAATTCATCCACGAGAGGTTTAAACACAGGTATGGTGTGCATGTTAGTTTTACTGTGCCAACCTTTTATGTTAGTTTTTTGTACGCCTGGATCTTGTTGAGACCACGCCATGATTTCTCTTGCAAAAAGATTAATATCTAATTTTAAATCTTTTGCATAAATAAAGGTTGGGAAAAAGGCACCCTTTATCATTTAAATGGCTCTCCTCCAAACCACATAACTAAAGATTTTCTAACTCCTTTTGTTACAGGCACAACTCTATGATTTATAAAACTTGCAAAAAATACAGCATGACCTTGTTTTGGTTTTATAATATTTCCGTCTTTGTATATTTCTAAACCACCGCCCTCAAATTCGTGTTCAGGAGATAGGATTAAGGTCATAGATATTTTTCTAACAGGGGGTTCTTTTGACATGTTAACATCCATATCCATGTGCCAATCATAAAAACCACCTTCAGGATATTCAGTATATTGTGCTTGTTCGTTTATCTGCATATTTTCAAAACCAAAATGTCTTTTGTTAGTCATCCAAAGAGTGTCCTCTAATTTTTTATACATGTGTACAGCTTCTGGGTTGTCAAATGGGATCCAACTAATATGTGATACTCTTGTGTTAGTATCATAAATTTTTTCCTGTCCTCCTCCAACTTGCGCATTTTGTGGTGGCATAGATCTTCCAACTCTAGAAATAATATTACATTGTTCTGGTGTAAAAATCGGTGTTGTTGTTTCAACAATATATGATTTCCAATAAGGTTCTTTTTTAATCATTTGCACCTCTATGTCTAATTGGGTCATATTTAACATCACAGTTTGCAGCTAGGGTTCTTCTTGTTTGATTAGTAGAATTAAATGGATATACACAGTGTCTTACGTCATAAGGGAAAACATAAAAGTCTCTAACTTTTACGTTAGGCGTATAATCAACATTAGCAAACTGCCCATTAGCATTACCCATTATTTGTAATGCTCCATTTAATGGAGAGTTTTCAGATGAATATTCTTTTCCATAATGTGAAGGTAAAGTTAAAATCATCACAGAAGAAAGCCCTGTAAATAAATCTCCTTGGTGAACGTGAGTAGGATTGTATTCATTATCTTTCATTTCATTAATCCATATAGAAATAATTTTTAATTCATAGTCCGTTACTCTATTTGCTTTTAAATAAAACCCATAAACAGATTTAAACCAATCTAATACATTTCTAGGTAACATGTTGTGTTTCATCATTTTGTCAGTTTCAACTCCATCATAAAACAATGAGTGTTCATTCTCAATTTTACCTACTAATTGTTTGTTGGCTTTATGTAATTTATTAAAATTTTTTTCGTAAACTTGATTAATAGCGGTAAAAATATCTAAGGGCACTTCAAATTTTAAAATAGATTGTCCCAACCAAATATATTTAAATTTCATTTTTCTTCCTAATTTCTGTTGCCGATATGGACTCTACTGTTTTAGGTAAAGATATTTTTTCTATCGCATATCCAACATCTCTACCATAGCATATGTTTGTAATATTTGGAACCCTTATCACTACATACTTGCCATGATATAGCCTTAATTTTTTATCAATTTTTCTTTTTACAGTTTTAAAAGGGTATGGATTTTTTTCACCTGTGCAGGATCTAACCATAATTACAACTTGACCTGTTTTTTCTAATATTTTTTTAAACAACTCAAAATGACCATCATGAAAAGGTTGGTATCTTCCTAGCATTTGAGCTGTAGGTTTATTGTAATTTATCACGAATCTCCTTTATTATATTCTGATAATCAAAGTTTGTAATCTCAAAATGACAATGCGCTGGTTTTTCAAACATTTTATTTGTGTCATCAAACCTACCTTTATTAATTGTGTTCATCCAAACTCTTACATCATACTCAAGTCTATCTTCATCAAACGGACAGATAAAATCTACAACTGCATGACCATCTACAAGAGAGGATAAACATCCCATTCTTTGGGCTTGTCTTGTTCTTCCCTCTTCAGAAAAATCCCAATCGTTAAACATCTTTCTTACTTCATCAGCATTAAAGTAAGCGTGTCCTGCAGATAGTTGTCTTGCAAAGGTTGTTTTTCCAGATCCTGGTAAACCAAACACTAATATTCTCATAATCTTATATGTCCATATTTCTTAATGATGCTTTGAGGTATCATTTTTTTGTAAGGGTTTTCTTCCAACTTTAATTCTGTTTTTATCGTATGTAAATTTCTACCAACAACATTATCGTTATAAGCTATACCATTTAAATTAAATTGATCTAAAGAATCAAAACGATGGGGATAATAATCTGTTTCTAAAAATTCATAGATACCTCGTATCGTTGGCTCAGGTTCTTTAACTAAGTCTTCATACCTAATAAAAAAACAGTGTTTTTGATTTTCTGGTTTCATTGCATTTTGTATACTTTTTAATTCTTTTGGAATTGAACCTTCATCACTCATTAATTTAAATAATTTTTCTTCAATAGTTTTACCATAGCCATTAGGATAAGCTGTGGGTTCGTTTTCAAACCATTTAATATATGAAGCAAGAACATCTAATAGATCTCTCCACAAAACAATGCACTTAACAGGCTGACCTAAATGTTTTCGAAGCAACATTAAATTACCATCAGTCATAGCAGGCCCTCTATCTATAATTATATCTTGTGGCCAGTCTTCATAATAATTTTGAAACACAGAACTTAAAACATTATTTAAAGATTTGTGGTCAGGATAATTTTTAAAAGTTTCGTCTTCTTTTAAAAGATAGATAACTTTCATAATTTCTAAAGTTATTGAATTAGCAGTGCACGCTACTTTAGGATTTTGATTTATAATAGAAGCAAGCAAAGTATTACCTGACCTTGGCATAGCCATAAGAAAAAATATCTTTTTATTCTGGTCTCGTGTAAAAAGTTTCTTTGTTTGAAATTTCTTTTTTAGGTTTGTGCTCCAGTTCTCCATCTTTCTTAACTCTTCTAATTGTTTCTAATTGACCTACAACATTAAATACTTCAGGTTGAGAAGATCCTTCAGTTAAAGTTTTAACTTTGTTTTGCATAATTTTACTATAAGATTCTAATTGATGTGTGTTAACATCTTTAGTATCAAAGCTACCATCATTAAATTCTTTCTTGAGTTTAGACCACATTTTTAATTCTCTCATTCTATCTTTAGCAACTAACTCAGCGCTAGCTTGGTTGAATATTTTTTCATCAAGATCAATTTGATATAACTCTTTTTTATATTCGTTTGTTTCTTCTTGAACTTTTTTCTGAAGTCTTTTTATTTTCGCTGTGTCTCTTCTATATCTAAAAGACAATTCCATTAATTGTTCTAAAAAAACATTTTGTTCTCTAACACACTGCCAATATTTAGCAGCCTTTGTTGGATATTTTAAATCTTGTAATACTGATATTCTAGCTTCTGTCTCTGTTCTAAAAATTTGTTTTTTAGTCCAAGTATCTCTAAGTTCACCCACCATGTTTTTAAATTCTGCCACGTCTTCTTTTGGCAAAATATTATGAAGATGGTTTTCTTCTTTTTCAATTAAAGGTTTTATATTGCTATATTCTTTATTCATTTCTAATTTCTTTATATCTTTTATAAAATAAAAGTCAAATACTAATCAGTGTCAATAGTCACTGTAGCAGGAGCTGGTCCTGTAAATTCTTCAGTTGCTTTTCTGTTATCAGCAGGCGCAGGTCTTCTTAAAAAATTTAAAGCACCTGCACTGCTTGTAGTTGTGCCAGTTCCGGCGCTTGACTCTCCACCTAAACTCATTGAAGTTGTTGTTGTCCAACTTGACCCATCGTATAAGGAACATTGAGTTGTATTACCAAAAGCTATCGCTGCCGTTTGTGATCCGCCACCTCCCATAGTACTCAAATTTGCTGCTAAAGTCCCTCCAGAGGTCCAAGAACTTCCGTTCCACTCTAGCGATGTGTTTGTTGCAGTTCCTGCTGTAGGTCCTAAATTACCTCCAACCACTAAAGCAGCTGTTTGAAGACCAATTCCTTTAGCATACCCTCTTGTACCAGGCATAGCAGTCGATGATGTCCAAGATGAGCCGTCGTATTGATTATGGGTATCATAATATATCTGTCCTGGTGATCCTGGTGTGGGTGATGATCCACCAGCCCCTAAAGTTGCTGTTTGAGTTCCTGCCAGTGAAATAAGTCTGTGGGCAGCTGGATAATTTCCTCCATTACTCCAATTTGTTCCGTCATATTCTTCTGTTTGATTTCTTTCAGAGGAATCAATCGACCCTCCACAAACAAGTCCCGCTGTTAATACACCACAGCCATAAACTTGATAACGTGTTGTGCTTCCATTATTTCCTGCTGTCCAAGACGTTCCGTTGTATTCTTCTGTAGCAACACCATAAGTTGGTCCATAACCAAAACATCCAACTGCAGCTGGTTCACTTCCAAAACCTGCAGCGCCGTACCGAGCTGTCCCTAAAGATCCTCCTGTTGACCAAGAAGCTGCTCCTATATTAAATCCTTTTAAGGTTCTGCTGGTATTATTATAAAATATTTCCCCTGTTACATTAGTAGGATCAGAGTCTACCGCTGTAATGTTTGTTCCTCTTATTTCTTTGTATGTTGCCATATTAACTCGTTGTTACCGTATCTATCGCTGCTGTTCCAGCAAAAGTATATTCATAAGTGTCTGCTCTATCAGGGCTTGTTCCTCCAAAAGACAAAGCTGATGCTCCTGTTCCAGCGCCACCGTGACTTTGCACAGTCGCAGGTAGAGCTGTTGAAGTTGTCCATGTTGTTCCATCCCAATCCTCTGTAGCGTTTGTCTGTGGTGGTGAACCACCAAAAGCCACAGTAGAAGTTTGACTTCCATTAAGTCCGCTTTTGAAACCTTGTCTTGCTAAATTCATAGTCGCTGGATTAGTTGAAAAAGAAGATCCATCATAAGTTTGTGTTACACCACTAAGTGATCCAGTTGTTCCACCAAAAACTATACCAGCTGTTTGAGTTCCAGCTGAACCTCCATTTCTAACTGATGTTGCCAAGGCTCCACCACTGCTAAAAGAAGAGCCATCATACTCTTCTGTATTTCCAACAATACTGTTACCTGGATTTGATCCACCAGAAATAGCTCCAGCTGTTTGTGTTCCAAATCCCATACTGTTAATTCTTTGTGTTGATAAATCTCCTCCACTTGTCCAAGAAGACCCATCGTATTCATAACTGCTTGATATTCTAGCTGCTGGAGTAAATCTGTAGGCTCCAGCTCCAAAACCTGCTGTCAGTGTTCCAAGTGAGCCACCACTTCCTAAAGCGGTTGGTATATTACCACCGGATCCCCACGAAGTTCCATTATATTCTTCCGTAGTAGCAAAAAATTCATTTGGTGAGTCAGCACCACCACAAGCCACTGCTGCAGTTTGTAAACCAAAACTTGCCCAGAATCCATATCTAGCATCTGATAAACTTCCTCCCGTTGCCCAAGACTGAGCTCCTTCAGCTACAAATTTAAATTTTTTTTCTGTGGTATTGTAAAAAGTATCTCCAATATTTCTAAAAACATTTGGTTCTTGAAAATTACTAAATTCTTCTGTGGCAGTTTTATAAGCGTTACCACCCATGTTTAAAGCCTGTTCATTACTTGATCCGCTGGCTGCTGCATAAGATGCAGTTGCACTTAAACTTGCAGTCGTTGACCAAGAACTTCCATCATATAATTCACATGCTGCAGTCTCACTTCCATCATTTCCTCCAGCCGCTATCGCTGAATCTTGAGAACCTGCCCCTGATAATAAATACCTTGCTGTTCCTAAAGTTCCACCGCTTGTCCAACTTGTGCCACCGTATTCTTCAGTTGCATTCGTGCCTCCTGGAGGTGGGTTCGTATTACCACCAAAAGCTATCCCTGCTGTTTGCGTTCCTCCACCGCCTAACATAAATCTAGACACCGATAAAGCTCCACCGGCAGTCCAAGATGAACCATCGTATTCTTCTGTTGCATTTGTTTTTGAAGGGGGCTCGGCCACAGTAGATCCACCAAAAGCTAATCCTGCAGTTTGAATTCCTGACCCTCCTAATCTTCCTCTAGCTGTTCCTAAGTTTCCACCGTTAGTCCAAGATGAACCATCGTACTCTTCAGTTTCGGCGTGATTTGTTGGAGGATAACCACCGCCAAAAGCTAATCCTGCAGTTTGTGTTCCAGCACCAGCTAATCTTTGTCTAGAAGTTGTCATGTTACCACCGGCTGTCCAAGACGTTCCGTCATATTCTTCTGTTGCATTAGTAGGACCAGCTGGTGATTTATACCCACCAAAAATTAATCCTGCCTCGTGTCCAGGTGCTTGATTAGCAGCTCCTAATTCACGTCTTCCAGTGTTCATACTTCCACCAGAAGACCAACCTGCAATAGCAGGGACCGGGTCCGCTGTAAGCGATTGTACTTTAAATCCTTTTATACCTTTATAAGTTGACATATTATATTAATACCACACTTTCTGGTCTAGGTCTTGTTAATTTTTGTTCTTCAAGTAAAGCATCATAAGCAGACTGATCCTCTGTGATTTTAGCATCCACGATTGCTTGTGCATTTTCTTTTGTTTTAACAACACCTTTATTTCTTGCAATCCAAGCGTTGCCATATAAATTATCTTCAACAACCCATACATCTCCGGGATGTCCAGACAAATAAAACTCCATACGCTCTCTAGCGTTTATAAAACCTTTTCCTGAGTTTACAGCCACGCAATATTTATATGCCATGTTATTCCTCTAATGTTATGTCCTCTGGTCTATTACGCTCTGCTTTTATATTTTCAGGTAACGCATCGAATTCAGCTTGAGCAGCTTGTATCTCCGCATCAACAATAGCTTGAGCTTCATCTCTAGTCTTAGTCACACCTAAAACTTCTGTAATCCAAGCGTTTGCTTTTCTGTTGTTAGCAGGCACTCTCCAAACATTACCAGGAAATGCTGAAGGTGAAAAAGAGATACTGTCTTTATTCGTAATAAATCCTTTTCCCCAATTTTTCGCTGTTAAATATTGATATGTTGCCATAGTTTTTCCTCCTTAAGTTACGTCTATTGTTTCTATTTGAGCCACATTAGGACCTGTAAATTCTTGAGTTGTGTTTTTAACAGATGGAGCTGGACCACCTCCAAAAGCTAATCCCGCCGCCTGTGTGCCAGCGCCTGCAAGACGATATGTTCCCGTTCCTAAATTAGCTAACGTTGACCAACTTGATCCATCATACCCTTCTGTTGCAGTTATAGCAGTTGCTCCAGGGTTTCCACCAGCAGATAAAGCTGCAGTTTGTGTTCCATTCTGAGCAGGTGCCATACCATATCTAGCTGTTCCTAAAGCTCCGCCTGCTGTCCATGAGGAACCATCATACTCTTCGGTGTTAGTGTATACACTATACGGACTGTTATTAGCTCCGCCAAAAGCTAATCCAGCAGTTTGAGTTCCCGTTCCACCTGGTCCATATCTTCCTGTTCCCATAGTTCCACCTGAAGTCCATGAAGAGCCATCATATTCTTCAGTTTGTCCTGGGTGAGCACCTGGAACATTTTGACCGGTTGCATAAAAACTTGCAGTCTGTGTCCCTCCCGTTGCACCTTCTTTTCTTCCTGCGCTTAAACTTCCACCAGATGTCCATGAGGAACCATCATACTCTTCAGTGTCTGTTCGGCCTGGGTGACCACCGACAGCTAGGCCTGCGGTTTGAGTTCCGTTTCCTTCAACTGCACGTCTTCCAGTTCCTAAATTTCCACCATTTGTCCAACTTGAGCCATCATACTCTTCAGTAGCATTGTTACCAGGTATTGGTGGGTTACCTCCAAACCCAAGTCCTGCTGTTTGTGTACCAGCTCCTCCTAGTTGATATCTTGCTGTAGTCAGATTTCCACCAGTGGACCAAACTCCTGTAGAAGGAGTTGCTGTGGATATTTTAAAAGCGTTACCTGGAGTATTATAAAATACTTGTCCTTCGCTAGTAATATCTGCACTAGTGTTAACAACTGCCTCTCCCTGTATCTCTTTATAAGTAGCCATGGATTATTTATCCTTTAATAGCCAACCTTGAGTAGAGTCTACGTAAACCAATGTAAAACCAGCTCTCTCGGTTGACACTGTTAAATCTGCTGACGCACCCTGAATCTTATGTGAGTTTCTCCCTATTGTTATATTATTTGTGTCCGCTGTTCCAGCATAATCAATAACTGATACCTCATCACCTTGTGTCGCTGAACTTGGTAATGTCACTGTAATAGCTCCTGATGTTGTGTTAACAAAATATCCTTCACCTGCTACTGCATCAAAGTTTGAAGTTTTTACAGCTTGCCAAGATGTTCCGCCAGATACTTCAGCAAAATCTAATTGACCAACACCTGTTGTGCCTGATCCTGTAACTGATGCAACTCTTAAAAATCTCTCTGCTGTAACATTTCCAGTGGGAAATTTTAGGGTGTAGCTCTGCGAACTCGAATGTGGCGGAGATTGCAGCTTAATACCGTGGGAGTTATTCTCGCAGTTAAGTTGTAGAGTTCCTGGGTTTGTATTACCACCAACTGCCACAACACCAGTTCCATTTGGCGTTGCAGTAATATTTCCATCTGCAGCATCTGTAATTGTAATATTACCAGAGTTTGTACCTGAGTTTGTGTCTAAAATTAAATCATATGCACCACTTGAAGTTATCGTTGCAGCAGCTGATCCTGTACCAACAACCACTTCACCAGTTCCTTTTGGTGCTATAGCTAAATCAACGTTTGAGTCATCGCCTGCTGCAGCTACTTTTGGATCACCACCTGTAGCAGCGTTTGTAACATTTACATAGTTTACAGCTGAAGATGTTGTGCTAAAAAATAATTGTTCGTTTCCGTTTTCATCTCTAATACCGTGAGAGGTATCAAAGTCGATCATGAAAGAATTAGTATCTAAATTACCGCCTAATTGTGGTGATGTATCATCAACAACATCAGCGGCTAGTGCAACTGTAGATATGTTTGGATTAGTGCCATCATCTGCTTTTGCATAAGCAATAACAGTTTTTCCGTTCGCTATCGCAGCGCTAGTTCCTGAACCTGTTGCATATTTAAATGTTACAGTTTGAGAACCAGATGTTGCATTTTTTAAAATGTAAAAGTTTTGTACATCAAGAGGTATAGTTACGTTTCTGCCTGATGTTAATGATCCTGTAAATTCTATAATTCTATGTGAAAGGGTTGCACCTGTAGATCCATCAGATACGGATAAAGTTGTGTCTCCAGAGTCAGATACTGCTTGTGTAGTATAACCACCAGATATCTGCTCTACGATCTGTAAATTTGTATTTGTTTTTGTTCCCCACGTTCCAGCATTTTCACCAGTTGCCTGGAGTTCAATACCTAGGGGTGTATAACTCGATGCCATATTAAGCTGCTTCTCCTGTTACGTCGTTATAGCTTGTATTTGAGCCTGTTGCAACATCTGAATACGATGTATTCGAACCCGTTGAAATATCACTATACGACGTGTTTGAACCAGTGTCAATATTAGCATATGCTATAACATCTACTATTCCTACATTAGCTGTAGCAGAAACTCCAGTCAAGCCCATAACTTGATCTGCTGGGTCTAACGTGCCCGTTGAAGATGTTGCAGAAACACCTGTTAATCCCATAACATCTGCAGGAGCTAAAGTTCCTGTTGAACCTGTAATAGCTTGACCAGTTAAGTTTTGAACTGCGGAACCTAATCCTATTAAAGAACCTAATTGTGTTTCTACATTTAACCCTGATAGTAAAGCTGCATCATTTGGCACAACTACAGAACCTATTCCTGAAGTTATCGCAAATCCTGTTAGATCAGCTTGGTGTGAAGTTACGCCTTGTGCTGTTCCTTGTGATGAAGTTATGGCTTGTCCAGTTACAGACACATCTTCGTTTGGTGCAACTGCAGTGCCTTGATCAACAGAAACTTCTTGTCCTGTTAATCCCATGAATTGATCTGCAGGATCTATTACACCATTCGCTGCTGTTGAAGATACTCCTGATACAGCAAAAGATACATTTATAACATTTGTAATTGAGTTGACAGATGATTGAAAAGATACTCCACCAACTTCTACTGTCTTTGGTATAACTGGTGAAATAGAACCAGTTGATGATGTAGAAGAAACACCTGTTGGTTCTACTAATGCGTTTGCTAAAATCCCTACTGCTCCAATATT